GGAACTTCGAGTGCGGGATCGCATGCTCGAAGCAGTAGGACATCTCTAGGTAGAAGTTGCGGTCCTTCCTCAGCCGCTCACGCTGAAAGGGATGTCCAGCCCCCGGTTGTTGAGCTCAACCGCGTTGCGGAACAGCACCATCACGTCCCCGCGCGACCAGTCGTCTGAGTCCCAGATGGCCTTGGCCTCGGAGGGTGACAGCTCGGGCTCCACCGAGCAGGCGGCGATCAGCGCCGGCGCGAAGGTGTCGATGTCGAAGCTGGAGCCCTCCGCGCGCTGCTCCGGCTTCGGCGGGTGCTTGCTCACCAGACGGTCGTACGCCCTCATCCCGATCGCCTGGTACTTCAGAGTGACCTCGTTGGTGCCACCGTTCCCGTCTGAGAGGAACAGCGAGAACTCGGTGACCGAGCGGGGCTTGTTGACGAGCTGATCGAGAGTGGCGCGCTTGGATGCGTTGGACTGCTTCTGGCGAGCCTCGACGGTCTTCGCGGTGGTGTTGGGCATCGGTCGCTTCCTAGGCGGAGGGATGTAGTCGATCCGATGCTATCCCTCCGCCAGGATGTGTCTACGCAGCTACGATCGCAGCCTCAGCCGGCTCGACGTTGACCGAGCACGACGCGGTGAAGGTGAGCACCGTGTTGGAGCTCATGTTCGCCATCGTGCGCGAGGTCACCATCACCGGCCAGACCTCGACCTCGTCGCCGGCGAGCGGGAGGTTGTCAGCACCAGTCCCACCGAACCGGGCGATGATGAAGAACCCACGAGTACCACGCGGGAGGGTCTCCCAGGCGGTGTCTGTGTCGTCGTCTCGGTAGAAGTCCGCGTCGAAGGTCGCTGCCGAGGTGCCAGCAGTGCTGGTCTCGAAGAGGCTGTCGAACGCGGGAGTGGGCACCGTGTTGCCACGCGAGCTGGCGTTCAAGCTGATGCAGAAGCCGGTGAGGTCGATAGCAGCGGCCACCTGCGCAGAAGTGGGTGCCTCGATGTCGGCGATCGAGGCGATGGAGAACCCGATCCAGGTGTTCTCATTCGGGATGATCCGGGCCATCAGTCAGCCTTCCTCGTGGTCGTCTTCTTCGTGGCGGCAGCCTGGGTCTCCAACGGCTTGTCGGTGACCTCAGCAGCTTCTGCCTCACTACTCTCATCATCCGCAACCGTCCAGCCGTTGCGCTCCCAGGCGGCCAGGGACTCCTTCAGGACGAAACCCTCCTGGTCGTCCTTGGTGATCTTGATCTGCTGTGCTCGTGGCATGTTCTATCCCTTCGTGACCCAGACCTCGAACGAGTCTGCTTGTGTGAAGTAGTCCGGATAGGCAGACCCGATCCGGTTGGTGTTGCCGATCGTGGTGCACGTGATCTTCTGGATCCGCCACGGACCTGTGTCGGAGTCCACGTTCTCCCTGACGATGTTCGTCAGGTTCATCCTCATCCGGTCAGCCAGCGCCTCCGTCTGCTTCCTGGAGATGCCGGCGTAGACCACCGAGTAGGACAGTCGCCACTCGGACTGGCTGTCTCCCATGGCTCCTGACGGGGCCTGGAGACTGGCTGCTCCAGGTGACAGGGAGAGCCACGGGGTGAAGGTGGTCCCGGGCTCGTTCGGCTCTCCCTGCCACCCGAACGGGGCAGTCGGCGAAGCGTTGTCGCCCACGGGGAAGCCCTCGGTCACCAGCTCGCCCAGCAGGCGAGTGGTGATCGGTCCTCGTGAGATGGAGCTAGGCATTGTCCTTCAGCACCTTGACGTTGGCTTCTGCTGCCATCGTCCCAAGCGAGTCCACCCATGCCTCAAACGCAGGGCGGACGTACGGCTGTGCTTGGGTCCCTGGGTGGTTCACCTTCTTGGCGTAGACCGTCATCCCGTTCATCTTGAAGACCAGGACGCCACCTGGGTTCCTCGGTCGGATGACGTGCGGCTTCGTCCCGAACTCCACGTAGCCGCCGTACGGAGCGATGTTCTCGTTCGGGCCGATGGTGACCCGGTCGGTCTCGACTCGGATCTGCAGGGAGCCGCGGAGCTTCCCGGTGTCCACCGGGACCAGTGCCTCCATCTCCGCCAGGATCTGGTTGGCGCTCTGGATCAGCACCTGCTGAGTGGTGATCCCGGAGTCGTGAGCGGTCTGCCGGAGCGCCTGCGCCAGCTTGGAGATGTCTGCCTGCCCGATCGCTCCCACTACATGATCCCGGTGACCTCGAACCGGCGCGTGGCCCGGAGCTCTCCGGCCTTGGCCACGGTCTGGATCTCGTAGCGCTTCCCGACCATCTGAGAGTCCTGGGGAGCGGTCAGGATCGTCACCTGGTCGTAGCGCTTGACCTCCTCGGGAGTGTCCCAGGGGATCGAGAGGTTGGTGTTCATCTGGTAGATGTCGGTGTCCCCCACGACCACCGACTGGGCACTGGCTACCTCCCAGATCCTGCAGACGCCCTCGTAGACGACCGTGGCCACACCCTCGGCGGTGTAGATCAGGGTGTCCTCGTCGTAGCCCTCAGGGACTCCTGAGCGCTCGATCCGACAGGTGTACTCCATCACCGCAGTGGCCCGGTTCCGGACCCACTGCCGTGCGTACGCGGAGATCGGGCTAGTGGCCAAGGACTGCTCGCAGGGGTGTGATCGACCGGAGAGCTACTCCAGTCGGGGAGGGGCCGGCACCTACCGCCACCATCCGATGGGTGGCGTTCACTGCTCCTGTCTTCACCTTCATCAGCTTGCCCTTGGGCTTCTTGACCCGCTTCACGGCGAACTTCGAGATCTCGTGCTCCACCCCGAACGCGCTGGTCATGACCCCTCGAACTCCAGCACCTCGTTGAGGACGTCGATGATCTCGTTGAGCTTCTCGGAGTTCTGCTTCTGGTTGGCGTTCTCCGGCAGCTTCTCGATCGGCGGGTGCGGGACCCTCCGGTCTGGGTCAGCTCCGATGTTGGGGACGGTGTCCTGGGTCAGTGCCAGAGCGAGCTTGGCCGACACTCCAGCGCCACGCAGGGCTTCGTACTTCTCCTTGTTGTAGCTCATGGCTCGACGATCTTCTCGGAGTCAGGCACGTTCATGTTCCCGGTGACCGGGATGTCCGGCGGGTAGACCCCACCGAACTCCTGAGCTCCAGCCTCCAGGTTGTCGTGCATGCCCTTGCCGAAGCTGAACGGCTTGGTGTCCGGCTCCAGGCACTCGTTGGGCTCGATCCCGCCGGCAGAGGGGATCGTCCCCACCTTCTCCGCGGCGTACGACTGACGCAGCTGCATGGCCAGCGCGCGGTACTGCTCGCCGACTGGGCCCAGCGAGACACTCACTCCGTCAGCGGAGTAGGACGCCTCACGCGCGTACCTGGCCGCGATCGTGTCCGCCAGGGTGGCCGCGACGTACTCGTAGCTGTTGTAGAGCGGGTACCAGGTGTCGTAGGCGTAGTCGATCTCCTCGTTGGAGAGCAGCCACTCACCCGCGTGGTACGGGTCGGTGTCCTGGATCAGGAACCGCAGGGTGTCGGTCTCGGAGAGGCCTGGGGCTTCGTAGCTGTAGGTAGGCATCAGCGCTTGGGCTCCTTGTTGCTGAGGTACTTGTAGCCCGCTGCGCCGCCTCCTCCCACCAGTGCTGTACCGGTGAGACCGGGTCGGTTCTCCAGGAACGATCCTGTGCCCTTCAGACCCCTACCAGCAGCACCGCCGAGGCCCTTCAGCGAGATGTCAGCCTCACCGATCTTGTGCAGCGCACGCTTCGTCTTCGACGTGCGCGAGGGAGCTCCCTGGCCTGCTGTGCGGACCTGGGCACCCGTGAGTCGTCCAGTGACACCAGTCAGTTTCGGTGGACCCTTGACCTTGCTGATCTCACCGTGGTCGATCCCGAAGGCAGACTCCATCACTGCCGCCTACGGTTCGCGAACATGCCTCCTGCGCCACCAACGCCAGTCGCTGCAGCACCGACACCGAGACCGCCGGTCAGGTTGGGACGCTGGGCAGCGAACCCGCTGACCTTCTTCAGACCACGCCCAGCTCCGATCAGACCAGCCTTCGCCGGCCCAGCCCCGAACTTGTTCGCGGGCACCTTGTTGGCCAGCTGGCCGGTCTTCTTCGCACCCAGCCTGGCTGCTCCGCCGACCATCCCGCCGACGCTGCCCAGACCGAACTTCGCGATCTCCTCCGGACCGTGGTCGATCCCGAATGCGCTCTCCATCACTCGTCTCCCAGGATTCCCTTGCGCCCGCGCCCAGCACGCTCCATCGCCAGGATCTCGTCCTTCTGCTCCGGGTGCTCAGCGATGTACTCGTTGACCGCGTCTACGTTGTGCTCAGCCGGGTCGTAGGTCTCCTCCAGGCTCTCCGGAGGCTCAGGATCAGACTCTTCAGCAGAATCTTCAGTAGGAGCCAGGACATCGGTTCCCTCCCCCTCCGGCTCAGGAGTGAGCTCAGGGTTGGTGAGCACGTTGAGGTCCACCTGGGTGTCCGGCTCAGCAGGCCAGACCAGCTGCACCCGGTCCCGGTTCAGGTACTCCTCGGCCTCTTCGCGAGTCCGGACGTGGGTGTGCCAGTGTCGGGGCTTCAGGTGACCCTCTTCGAGGACCGGGAGCACGAACCGCGCACGCACCAGGGTCTCGATGTTCCGCGCAGCCTCCTGCGGGAACTCCTGGCCCATCACGTACTCCTCGCCGGCGTAGACGAAGTTCTTGGCCGCGACGAAGGAGATCCCGTCGTTCTTCAGCAGCTGAGGCATGTGTGCTCCTAACCAGAGACGGGCCGCGGGCCGAAACCCACAGCCCGTCTCAGAGTAGATCCGACTACGCCACCGCGTTGGCCATGAAGATGCCCATGTCCTTGGCGACGACCCGCATGTCGTAGGTCATCTCGCCCTCGATGCGGTCCGCCGCGATCGGCTCCATCCGGAAGTTCTTCATCCGGATCCCGTAGCTGTTGCCAGCCAGGTACCCGTTCCAGGTGAAGGTGTAACCACCAGCAGGCGTCATCAGAGACGGCGAGCTGGGGGTGTAGACCAACAGCGCCGACTTGGAGTTGGACATGAAGCTGTAGGTCGCCGCAGCGTCCTGCGCCTTCGCGTCGTTCAGCTCGGCCACACCAGTCACCGTCGCGTAGCTGACCAGGATCCGCTCGACGTCGAAGAGCGACGCGAGGAGGTCGGTGGTCACGACACCACGCTGGGTGTACTTGATCCGGTCGATGATGTCCGGGTGGTTCTTCAGCTGGGTGATCGTCCGAGCACCGAGGACCAGCGTGTTGGCCTTGCGGCCTGACTGCTCCACGAAGTTCGTCTGCAGGTCTGCGAACTGCACGATCGGGTCCGAGGCCGGGTCACTCCACTGCAGGAACTGCCCTGCGGTGGGGGTGCCGGTCACACCGGTGAGGTCAGTGCCCCACTGCCCGGTGGTGAAGAACTTCGCGTTCCAGTCCAGGTCCCGGCGGAGCAGGAGCTGGTTGGTGACGAACGTGGTCGCGTCCGAGTCGAGCCGCCAGTTGCTGTCGGCGTTCGCGCGGACCTGGTCGTCGATGTCCTTGTGGACACCCCA